GTATAAGCTTCGTTCTGTAACAAATACTTGGCCTTTTACCCCATTAGGGAAGGAGTCGGATTTAATGCGGTCTCCCTCAACGCGCCAATTTTCATTTGTTTCCTCGGATAATCCTTCCAGTCGCTTTGATGGTAAATCTGTAATATCGAACTCTACAACTCTGTCATATTCCAGTTTCGAGCTCGGTACTTCTTCCCCGTTGAGAAAAAGGCGGAAATCTGAACTCAAAGGCATGGCTGTTCTCAAAACCCAATTTAGGGGACCAGAGTTAATATCATCAGCTTTGTCTTTCAAGTTCTCCAAAATAGCTAATGTCCAAGACTCGGTATCCAGGTCTGTGGTATTCATCCCTAATGCATCGAGAACAGTGCTTAGATTTGTCTCCTCAATAAAATCAGCAGGATCCTCAATTTCGTAGACGGGTAATTCTATCGGTCGGATTTGTGACGCCTGGTCATCTTCGTCCGCCTGTTCATTTGGGGTGCCTCTAAAAATAGTGAAATCAAATGTTACGCCTAAAATGCCTTCATGGGATTTGGATAGATAAGTTAACTGATTGGCAATAGTAGACGTGGCCAGTTTGCCAATGCCAAATTTCCCGATCTGTTTGCGTTCACTGCGTCGTTCGTATTCTTCTTCACGTTTCTTGCTGCGCCCAACCAGCCATAAATCTGTAAGTCCTTGGTAGTCCATGCCATGGCCATCGTCGTAAACAGCTACGAACTTCCATTGTGCGTCAGCTGATACGGGCACAGAAATGCGGCATACTGTTGCACCGGCATCGTATGCGTTAACAACGAGCTCTTCAATTGCTTTAAGAGGGGATTGATAGAGTTGTTCTGATAGAAGTCGAACTAGCTGATGCGATAGTGTAACCTGTACAGCTCTGCCGTTTTCTCGACTCGCGGTGGTTAGTGAATCAGCTACAGATGGCAAAGGGCTCATAAAATCACCTCGTTCGTCTCTGCGGGATTTGGTATCTCTCCGGGGCTTTTGGCGGTCGGTTGGGTCAACTATTATATTCTATCAGATAATGTGAGCTTTGAACAACGGATTATTCACTGCCCTGGGGTAGTTTGGGTTTTGGCCCCGATTTGCCCCGGTTTTGCCCGGTTTCCCTCTTGACACGCGCCCTAAAACGTCGTATAATGAGAATGTTCCAATATGAACATTGTCTATTAACAGAGCTTAGTAGTCGTTTTCGGCACCGAAACCCCGTCCCGATGGGGTGAAAACCGGCGCTAACCGGCGGATAAAATGCCTGTTAAAGGGTATCCTGGGGCGTGAGCGGCTCCGGGAGGGCGGCGCTCAGTCGTCAGTGTTGCCCCAACTTCGAAGGAGACAATGATGGGAGAAACCGCAAAGCGGGGGACGTCGGTGGCCGAATCTGGTGTTCGAGGGGCGCCCATAAGGATGCCCCCCGGAGTGAGCAGCTCCGGGGGGCGGCGCCCAATCATTAGCATTCACTAACCTCACGAAAAGGAGACAATGATGGGCACTTCAATTGTAACCGAAACCGCGAAAGAAAGCAAGACCGAGACCGACTTGGCCTTTGTGACCTACGACTACGCCTTCGAGCAGTGGCTCATCCGCCACGACAAGTCCGAGAACACGGCCCGTCTGTACCTGACCGGCCTCGATGACTTCCGCACGTGGTTTGAGCGCAAGCTGGGGAAGTCGCTCGACCCGGCGTTGATCACGCCGCTGGACGTGCGGGCCTATCGCCGGTACCTGGTCGAGGAGCGCCGCCTGAAGCCTAACTCGGTGAACAGCTACCTGGCGGCCCTGCGAGCCTTCTGTCAGTGGGCGATGGACCAGGAGTTGATCCAGGGCGATCCGACGAGTGGGATCAAGGGGGTCAAGATCGAGGACCTGGCGCCGCGCTGGCTGGACCGTCAGGAGCAGTACCGTCTGCTGCGGGCGGCCGAGGAGCGCGTGCAGATCGGCGACGTGAAGGCCGGTGGGGATACGTCGGCGCCGGCCTACATTCGCCCCCGGCGCGACCGCGCCATTGTCGTGTTGATGCTCAACACGGGCTTGCGGCTGTCGGAGGTGGCGGCGCTGCGCCTGGACGACGTGGAGATCAAGCCGCGATCGGGCAAGGTGATCGTGCGTAGCGGTAAGGGCCGGAAGTCGCGCACGGTGAAGCTGAACAAGGACGCGCGGAAGGCGCTGTCGGCGTGGCTGGAGGTGCGGCCGGAGATCGAGGGAGAGGACGCGATATTCATCTCGCAGAAGGGGTCGGCGATGGCGGCGCGGTCGATCGCACGCCGGGTGAAGCACATCGGCAGGAAGGCCGGGGTGGACCTGACACCGCATATGCTGCGGCACTCGCTGGGCAAGAATATGGTGGATAGCGGCACGCCGCTGGACCGGGTGGCGAAGGCGTTGGGCCACGCCAACCTGGACACGACGAAGCGGTACACGCTGCCCTCGGAGGCGGATATGCAGACGGCGATGGAGAAGGTGGCGTGGAGCGACTGAACCGTCCCCTGCCCCAGCATAGTAGAAGAGCCCCCGCGTTCAGCGGGGGCTCTTTTTTTGCTTGCTGGCGGGGATAGCGTACAATGGCCCTATGACCAAAAAGACCGACGTGACCGATCTCGCCGCGATCCGCGAGGACATCGTCGAGGGCCTGGCGTTCATCCGCAACGCGCAGGGCTACGGCGAGGTGGTGGTGCGCATCCAGCTACGGAAGGGGACGATCACCGGTTGGGAGGTGGGGCCGTCCTTTACGCGCCGCCCCCGCGTCCCCGATGATGTGGCGCCAGATCTGTCCCCCTCTGCAAACTAGCGCAGCTTCCCCAGCATTAACGGTCATTTCCTGGGGCATCCCAGGGCGCTTCTAGGGCAAATTACCTCAAGCCATATCAACTATCGAGCAGCCCCCTTCTAAACGCTCCTGGGCGCTCCTGGGGCCTGCCGGGGGACGGTGTGCTCAGGGGCGTCCTATCGGCATTTTTCGGCACGGATGTTTGTAAAATGTATCGTCCTCGTTGTTTTCTCGCTCCCCGGCGTTTCCCTGGGCCATGTTTCTGACGTGCGTCCCTGGGCCTCTCTCCCGCCCTTCCCGGTGGGGAGCCTTATCATCACCCGAGCTCCGGTACCGGCGCCTCCTGGGCGCTCCTGGGTGCTCGGAGCAACGTGGCCTCTTCGTCCATCGGGCCCTTGAAAAACTCGTGTGCTCAACGCGCAAACTCGTGCTTGACATCTTGTGAGCGCCTGTGAGAGAGTGAGAGCAGTGTTCACTATCTCATAGGAGGTTCTGATGACGACGCGACGGGAGCAAACCCAGATGTTTTCGGCGGCGGAGGTCTTGCCGCTGTTCACCGGCACGGCCCCGGCCGGCCACGTTGGGGGCTTCGCGCCCCGGCCGGCCGCGCGGCAGATGTCGCTGAGCTGCCCCATCTGCAAGGGGGCCGGCGAGGTCGTGGTGGACGCGCGGCGGGTGCGCTGCACCTGCCGCTGGGGGGTGCAGCATGGCTGAGGAGCAGTGGATTCGCGTGGATCACATCATCCCCGGCGACAATGACCGCGAGGCGTTCGACCCGGTGGCGTTGCAGGAGTTGGCCGACAGCATCCAGCAGTACGGGCTGGCCCAGCCGATCAGCCTGCGCCCGGTGGAGCGCTGCCCGGTCTGCGACGCCCTGTACACCGAAGCGCCCTTTCCTATCACCTGCGCGGCTTGTGGTCACGACGAACTGGAGCCACGCTACCAGATCGTGGCCGGGGAGCGACGCTGGCGCGCGCACAAGCTATTGGGTCGGGCGACGATCCCGGCGCTGGTGCGGGCGATGGACGATGAGCGCGCCAGCGGCATCATGCTGCTGGAGAACATCCACCGCGCGGAGCTCAACCCGATGGAGGAGGCGCGGGCGTACCACAAACGGATGGCGCAGTTCGGGTGGGATGAGGAGCGGGTGGCGGAGGCGGCCAACGTGCCGGTGGGCCGGGTGCGGCTGCGGCTGACGCTGCTGGACCTGGTGCCCGAGGCCCAGAAGCTGGTCAAAGACGGCCAGATGGGCATCAAGTACGCTTACGCGCTGCGGGACCTGGACACCAACCGGCAACGGATCGCGCTGCGTTACCTGGCGGAGGTGGACACGCCCCGGCTGAAGGAGTTCCGCCAGCTCTGCGCCAAGTTGCTGGCGGAGCAGGCCCAAGAGGCGATGTTCGATATGGCCGCCTTTATGACCAGCGTGGAGGACGTGCGGGCCGCCGAAGCCGCCGCGCGCCCAGAGCGGGTGATCCCGGTGGCGGCGGGGCTGCCACCAGTGCGCAAGGCCAGCTCCATCGCCCAAGCGCTGGAGCGGTACATCCGCGACTTGCTGGACGCCGGGCACGGGGACGCAGCCGGCGTGGTGGGGACCGTGTACCGGGGGTTGTTGCAGCACAAGCTGACGCGGTTCCCCCAAGGGCCCAGCCCGCTGATCCCGGGGGAGACGCTGTAGCCGGCACTGCCCCTCACACCGAGCCGGGGGACATCCCCCGGCTTTTTTCTTGGGACGGTGGCCCAACTCGTGCTGCATCTGGGAAAACTCGTGCTTGACAACCTGAGCGCGCCTGTGAGAGAGTGAGAGCAGTGTTCACTATCTTTGAGGAGGACGACGATGGACAAGATGGATGAGGTGATGTTGTTCGCGGTGGAGGTGGCGGAGTACGTGCCGGGCTGGGATCTGGATCGCGCGACCTACCACGAGCGCGACCTGGTGCAGTGGGTGAACCCAGAAATCCCCGGCGCGGCGATCCGCATCCGGCGCACGCGGGGTCGAAAGCGGGTGAGGGTCTTCGGCGCGTACCCCCACGGGCACGCCCCGCGTGAGGAGGAGAGCGTGGCCATCACAGTGAGTATGGAGCGGCCGGTGGAGGTGGTGGCGCGCGACATCCAGCGGCGATGTGTGACACCGTACCTGGTTGCCTACCAGGCGGCGGTGGCGCGCGCGTACCAGGCGGCGATGGACCAGGCGCGGGTCCAGGACCTGGCCGACGAGCTGGCGGCGATTGTGGGGCAGACGGCCAAACACACGCAGGGGTGTTCGCAGGTGTGGACGCGCCACGGCACGTTCGTGGTGAACCCCGGCTCGCAGGGCCCCTACATCACCGTGCAGCGGATGTACGGTCTCTCGACCGAGGCTGCGGTGGAGATCGCCAGGGTGCTGGCACGTTATTGAGTGAGACCGCGCGTAATCAAGGCCGGGGCCCTAGCCCCGGCCTTTTGCTGTACCTGTGAAAAACTCGTGTGCAAATCCGGTAAACTCGTGCTTGACATCTTGAGAGGCCTTGTGAGAGAGTGAGAGCAACATTCACTAACACTTGAAAGGAGCACACGATGAGCAAGGGCAAGCAGGAGCGCAAGGGGTATCGCATCGCGGAGTTGCCGGAGGAGGAGCGGCCGGTGAACCGGCTGCACGAGGTGGGGCCGCGCGGGGTCTCCAGCGCGGAGCTGGTGGCCTGTATCCTCCAGACGGGGGATGCGTTGTGCCAGGCCAACGACCTGTTGGTGGCGTTGGGCGGGCTGGAGGGACTGGCCAACGCGGAGCTCTGCGAGCTGGTCGAGGTGGAGGGGATCGGCGCGGCGCGGGCCGCGCAGGTGCTGGCGGCCCTGGAGCTGGGGCGGCGGGTGATGACGGCCCAGCAGGAGGAGCGGCAGCAAGTGCGCGCCCCATCGGACGCGGCGCAGGCCCTGATGCCGCTGCTGAGTTACGCGGAGCAGGAGCACTTCGTGGTGGTGTTCTTGGACACGCGCAACCGGATCATCGACCAGGACGTGCTCTACAAGGGGAGTCTCAACACCTCGCTGGTGCGGATCGCGGAGGTGTTCCGGGGGGCGGCGCGGCGCAACTGCGCGGCGATCATCGTGGCGCACAATCACCCCTCGGGCGATCCCAGCCCCTCGCCGGAGGACGTGGCGCTGACGCGGCGGCTGGTGGAGGCCGGGCAGCTGATGGAGATCGAGGTGCTGGACCACCTGGTGATCGGGCGCAACCGGTACCTGAGCATGCGTGAGCGGCAGTTGGGGTTTGATTAACGGACATTTCTGACCTGAACTCCACCGCCCCAAACGTAACGTTTGGGGCGGTTTTTGTGTTGGAAATGTCTGCTAAACACGCTTATTAGACCTTTTTTGCGTGGATTAGTTGACAAGCCGTATTGTTTTCAGTACAATGGAGATGAACACACGTTCTACTTGACCTGTCAGCAGACATAGATTCCGGGGTCGGCCGTTCGCGGCTGGCCCCGTTTGTGTTTCAGGGGGGGGTATGACCGACGACGCAGCGTCCATCAAAAGGCTGGAGGATCTCCGGCAGGATGAGCAGAACGCCAACGCGGGGACCGACCGCGGCATGTTCTCCCTGCGCGAGAGCGTGATCCGCTTTGGGGTCGGACGCGGCGTGGTGGTCGACAAGAAGGGCCGCCTGATCGGCGGCAACAAGACTCACCAAGTGCTCTCCGAGCTGGGCGGCTTCAACGTGCAGGTGGTCCCCACCACCGGCGACACGTTGGTGGTCACCCAGCGCCTCGATCTGGACCTCGACGACACGGAGGACCCCGCCGCCCGGGAGCTGGCCTTCGCCGACAACCGCGCGCAGGAGCTGAACCTGGCCTGGGATGCCCAGCAAGTGGCCGCCGGGGTGGAGCAGGGCCTGGACTTGGGGGCGTTCTTCCACCAGCACGAGCTGGACGCGATCATCAACGAGCTGGCGGCGGAGGAGGACGAGGCGGAGGAGGCCGACGACCACGACCCCGTGCCGGAGATGACGGTGCAGCCCTTCGAGCACTACGACTACGTGATGGTGGTCTTCCGCAACACCTGGGATTGGTCCCAGGCCGTGGACCTGCTGGGGATCCGGCCGGAGGGTTTCTCCTTCACCACCAGCAAGGGGGCGCGGCACCGCAAGGTGGGCCTGTGCCGCGTGGTGGATGGCCAACGCTTCCTGGAACGCTGGGGGCAACACGATGCGAGTCGTGATCCCCAGCCGTAAGCGGGTGGCGGCCTGCGCCCACGTGCTGAAGCTGTTCCCCGGCGCGCTGGTCGTGGTGCACCAGGACGAGGTAGCTGACTACGCCGGCCTGGACGCGGAACTGCTGGCGCACCCGCCCGAGGTGCGGGGCATCGCGCCGCTCAAGAACTGGATCCTGGACCACGTGCCCGACGAGACGGTCTTCATCGTGGACGACGACGTCAGCGTGCTGAAGGCGCTGGCGGGCCGTCCCCGGCGCAGCGCGCCCATCAGCGATCCGCGCGCCATCGCGCAGATCCTGGCCAACACGGAGCAGGTGGCGCGGACGGTGGGGACGCCAGTGTTCGGCTTCAACCAGAACGGCGGGGACGTGCGCAAGTTCCGCAACCAGGACCCGTTTGCGTTCTCCGGCTGGGTAGGGGGCGCGATGGGCATCATCGGGCGGGAGCTGCGCTTCGACCCCGCGCTGAAAGTGCGGGCCGATATCGACTTTTGTTTGCAGGCGCAACTGCGCTTCCGCTGCATTTGCTCGGATCTGCGCTTCGCGTTCGTGGAGCAGCGCTTCGACAACACGGGGGGCAACGCCCACATGCGCAGTGCAGAGCGCAACCGGCGGGAACTGGCCTATCTGAAGCACAAGTGGGGCACGTGGCTGAAGATCGTGCCGGGCAAAGCGACGGTCATGATCAAGGTGCAGGTGACCCGCCGGCAGAACCTTACCACCATTGGGTAAACTCGTGTGCCCCACGAGCAAACTCGTGCTTGACAACTTGAGATCACCTGTGAGAGAGTGAGAGCAGTATCCACTAAACTCACAGGAGGTCGAGATGGGCTACGTCAAGTTGTACACGCAAAATGGGTACCCGCTGGACGAGGTGATCAGCGCGCTGCAGAAGGACATCCGGCGCGGCAACGAGGAGAACGCCCTCTACTGGTCACTGGAGCTGTTGCCGCGCTACGAGCAGTACCTGTGGCGGCGGCTGTTGGTGATCTGCAACGAGGACATCGGGATCGCCGACCCGGATATGATGGTGCGGCTGCCGGCGTTGCGGGCGCAGTACTTCGAGTTCCGGGGGCAGGGGAAGGACGGGACGTGCCGCCTGATCCTGGCCAACGCGATCCTGTTGATGTGCCGGGCGAAGAAGGCGCGGACGGCAGATCACTTCCAGCGGGTGGTGACGCAGGCGTGGTACGAGGATCATAGCAGCCACCAGATGCGGCCCATCCCGGACTACGCGCTGGACAAGCACACGCAGCGGGGCCGGGAGTTGGGGCGGCGGGACTTCGAGTTCTGGGTCGAGGTGGGCTGCAAGCTGGAGAACCCCGGGGACGTGGCCGACCCCTACGCGGCGCGCGCGCAAGCGCTGTGGCGGGCGGGGAAGAACGACGCCCCCAAGTGGGGGAAACGCCGCCGGGGGAAGAAGGGCCGTCAGGAAGAGGATGACACCACACAGTTGAATATGTTCGTCAGTTAGCCTGTCAGTAGACATAGATTCCGGGGCTATCCGGGCGCCGCTCGAGGGCGGCGTCTGGGTAGCCCCTTTTTTGTTGGCAGCCGTTCACATAGTACGCCTGAGGAGGCAAAAACGATGAAACTGAACAAGCTGTTTTCTGCGTTGCTCTTGGTTTTTGTGGGATTGGTCATGCTGTATTCGGTGGCTAACGCGCAGATGGGGCCCGGCGACAGCCAGGTGCCGACGCCGGTGCCGCCATCCCCGACGGTGGAGCCGACGCCGCCCGAGCTACCGCCCGGCACCATTGATCCCGACACCATCCCGGCGCTCCCCGACTTCCTGGAATTCCTGGCGGGGCCAGGGGGGTGGGTGGCTATCGGCGTGTTCATCTCATTACTACTGGTCAAGTGGGCGTGGTTCAACGCTCAGACGGACGCCGTCAAGCAGGGCGTCGTCGTTGGCATCACCATCGCCGTCTCGACCCTAGCGCGGGTCCTGATCATGGTGGTCCCCTCCGCGTTCTGGGCGTGGTCCGCGCCGTTCTGGCTCATCATCGCGGGTAGCATCATGACATGGGTGGGCAGTCAGCTCAACTTCTACTTGGCCATCAAGCCCAGCCGCGAGCTCGACGAGCTCGGAGACGACCGCGTGAGCCTGGGCAGCTAGACCATGGACTGGCTGACGTTCATCTCCGGGATCATCGCGGCGGCCCTCACCGGCGGCGGGGTCGGCTATCTGCTGTTCTGGCGCCAGGAGCGGGACCGCCGGGCGGCGAAGGCGCGCAAAGTGCTGGCCGACGCCGAGCACGTAGCGGCACAGGCCGACGAGGTCCAGGCCGGGACGTGGGCCGCATTGGTGCAGAACCTGCGTTCGCGGCTGGACGACCTGGAGATCGAACGTCAGCAGTGGGAAGCGGACCGGGCGCAGTGGAGGGCCGACCGGGCCCAATGGAAACGCGACCGGCAGCAATGGGAGCGCGACCGGGCCCAGTGGGAGGCGGACCGCGAGCAGTGGGAACGTGAGCGGTGCCAGTTGCAGGCCGACCGGGCCCGCTGGGAGGGGGAGCGCGAGGCGCTTTACGATGGGGTGCTGAAGCTGACCCAGCAGATCACGCAGATGGGCCAGTGCCCCATCTGGCCCGACGACGACGCGCGCGCCGCGCTTCGCCCGCAGGAGGAGCTGACGTGATCCACAGCAACCGTATAGGAGCGAGGTGGATGAAAGCGACGACCTATGGACAACAAGATCCCCCCTGGCGCAACGTGCTCCTGGGGACCAGCGCCGTCACGATCGGCGGGTACGGCTGCACGATCACGGCCCTGGCGTCGTACCTGACCGACGTGGGGGTGGAGATCGGGACCGCGCCGCCGGACCCCGGACTCCTAAACCGCTGGCTGGCGCGACACGGTGGCTTCTGGCGGGGCAACCTGCTGATCTTCGACAGTGTGCGCCCGTTGGGTGTAGAGATGATCGAGTACATCGACTGCCGCGCGCAGCCCGCGCCGATAGCGCGATTGCAGGACGCGCTGTTGGACCAGCGCGGGGTGCTGATCGAGGTGGACTTCCGGCCGGCGACGCGGGCGGTCAACCCGCACTGGGTGCGCCTGCTGCGCCTGATGGAGGACGACGCCTGGATCATGGACCCGTGGCTGGCCGCCGGCTGGGAGATCACGCGGCTGATGCCGCGCTACGCCAGACCAGACTGGGACACGCCGGCGCGGGCTGTTATGCGGGCCGTGATCTACGGCGAGCGGGCACCGGCGGCCGCGAACGACGCTGCGGCGCGGCCCTACCGGGTTGGGGCCGGCGAAGCACCGCCTCCGACGCAGGAGGTGCTGTGCCCGGCCCCTTGGGTAGAGGTCTGATCCCCTCAATGTCTTGGGAGGCTGTGACATGAAGGTGGCCGTGTTTGGGCTGGGATACGTGGGGGCGGTGACAGCGGCCGTGCTGGCGGAGCTGGGGCACACGGTGTGCGGCGTGGACGTGAACGCCGAGAAGGTGGCCCGGTTCAACGCCGGGCACGCGGCATTCCCCGAGCCGGAGCTGGACGACTTGATCGCGGCCGGCCGCGCGGCGGAGCGGCTGGTGGCCACCGGCGACCCGGCGCGCGCATTGCGTGCCGCCAGGATATCGCTGGTGTGCGTGGGCACCCCGGCCACAGCGACGGGCGACGTGAACCTGGGCGCGGTGACACGGGTGCTGGAGCAGATCGGGGCAGGCCTGCGGGGGTCTGGGACGTATCACGTGGTGGCCCTGCGCAGCACGGTGCCCCCGGTGGCGCTCCCGGACTTGATCGCCGTGCTGGAAGCGGTGGCGGGGCGGCCGGTGGGGGAGGAGTTGGGCTTCTGCGTGAACCCGGAGTTCCTGCGCGAGGGGACGGCGGTGGCCGACGTGCAGCAGCCGTCCTTCACACTGATTGGGGCCCACGACGCGCGGGCCGGGGGCTACCTGATGGGGCTGTATCAGCAGCTCGATGCCCCCACCGTGACGACCGATTGCAAGACGGCGCTGCTGGTGAAGTACGTGTCCAACGCCTGGCACGCGCTGAAGGTGGCGTTTGCCAACGAGGTGGGCGACATCGCGGCGGCGCTGGGTATCTCGGGGGGCGGCGTGATGGAGATCTTCACCCAGGACACCGCGCTGAACCTTTCTGCCGCCTACCTGCGTCCCGGGGAGCCTTACGGTGGATCCTGTTTGCCCAAGGACCTGGCCGCGCTGCTGCGGATGACGACGGTGCGGACGCCGGTGTTGGCGGCGGCCCCGCGCAGCAACGCGGACCGCGTGCGGCGGGCCGTCGACGCGGTGCTGAGGACCGGCGCGCAGCGCGTGGTGATGGTGGGACTGAGCTTCAAGCGGGGCACCGCCGACCTGCGCAGCAGCCCGGCGGTGCTAGTGGTGGAGCGGCTGTTGGAGGCCGGGCGCGAGGTGCAGATCTACGATCCGGACGTGCCGCCGGGGGCGGCGGGCCGCTATGGGGTGCGGATGGTGCAGAGCCTGATGGCGGCGGGCTACTGGTGCGAGTGTATGTTCCTCGCCAAGCCGGAACTCCTGGGTGAGGACGACCCCCGCCCGGAGCTGGTGCTGACGTGGGGGGTGGGATGAGCGACGCGCGGGCGGACGTGCGGCGGCTGCGGGTGGCATCGCTGCACCTGCGAGGCCTGACGCCGTTGGAGATCCAGACGGCGCTGCGCCAGAGCGGGGTCGTGGGGGAGGATGGGCGGGCCTACGACCTGGAGACCATCTGCGAAGACCTGGCGTTCCTGCGCCAGGTTTGGACGACCGAGGTGCGAATCCAGCCGACCGAGCACAAGGCGCGGGTGCTGGCGGAGCTGCGGGAGGCACGGCGGGCGGCGTGGGCCAGCGGGGACGTAGAACAGGTGTTCAAGGGGCTGAAGCAGGAGAGCGAGCTGTTTCGGCTGGCGGCGCTGCTGGATTTCTGACTTCGCATATTCATGGTGTTCCGATCGCAGCGCCAGGCGCAACCCGCGCGCGTCAGCCACCGGATTGATGGCGTTTACACGACATACTCAGAAGATGGAAGGTCAAAAAGTTACATTGGGGAGGGATTGGGGGCGTTGTGGATGATCCGAAGACCGCGTTTCCGGCCAGCAAGGACACACCGGGGCAGAAGGAGAGCCGCACGGCGTACCAGATTCTGCGCGACCGGCTGCGGGAGTATCGCTGGGCAGACACGTACCTGGAGCTGCGGGCCGATGGGTGGGACTGGCGCAAGGCGGTCTACATCGCCTGGGCCTCGATGCCGACCCAGTGGCGGGTGCCGGAAACACAGCAAGAGCTGGCCACGCAGGTGCTGGGTCTCAAGTCGTCGCACACCATCAGCAAGTGGAAGCGCAAGTTTCCGGAGATCGAGGACGCGATCGTCGAGCAGCAGGCCCGGCCCTTGATGGAGTATCGGGCCGACGCCTTCCACGCCCTGGGGCAGGTGGCGCGCATGGTGGACCCGCGCGCCAGCTCAGACCGCAAGCTGTACTTTCGGATGACGGGGGATTTCGATCCCAAACAGACCATGACGGTGCGCGGCGAGAAGGACGAGCCGATCGAGGTGGCATTTGACCTTAGCGGACTCCCTGTTGACGTCATCCGGGCTCTCGCCGACGAAGAAGACTAAGCGCGCACTACGCGCGGCCGCACGGCGGGAATTGGCCCGCCGCGAGCTGATCAGCTTCACGCGCTGGACGTTCCCGCAGTACAAGGCCGATCCGGCGCACTGGCTGATCGCCGAGCACCTTGAAAACGTGATGCGGGGTGAGATCGCCCGGTTGATGGTCTTCGCCCCGCCGCAGCACGGGAAGAGCGAGCTGGTGAGCCGCCGGTTCCCGGCGTTTTGGCTGGGCCATCGGCCGGACGACCCGGTGATCCTCACCAGCTACGGCGCGAGCCTGGCCGAGAGCCACAGCGCGGAGGCCCGGGCCTGCGTGGAGAGCGACGCCTACGCCGCCCTGTTCCCCGAGGTCCGGACGCGGCAGGACAGCCGGGCGCGTCAGCAATGGCGCATCGCGGGGCACCAGGGCGGGATGCTGGCGGTGGGCGTGGGCGGGCCGGTCACGGGGCACGGGGCTTTCTTGGGCATCATCGATGACCCCTTCGAGAACTGGAAACAGGCTCAGAGCCTCACGGTGCGCAACGCGGTGTGGGACTGGTGGCGGGGCACCTTCCGCACGCGGATCTGGGAGAATGGGGCCATCATCCTGGTGATGACGCGCTGGCACGAGGACGACCTGGCCGGGCGGCTGCTCTCCGAGCAAGGCGACACGTGGGTGGTCCTGCGGCTGCCCGCCACGGCCGAGACGCAGGTAGAGCGTGACGAGAGTAATGCGCTGGTGGGGTTGCCCGCAGGCCAGCCCGATCCGCTGGGTCGGGAACCGGGAGACGCGCTGTGTCCGCAGCGCTTCAGCCGGGACGCGCTGGGCGCGATCCAGGCGGACGTGGGAGGCGTGGTGTGGTACGCGGAATACCAGGGGACCCCACGCCAGCCGGAGGGCAACAAGTTCAAGCGGCACTGGTTCCAGATTGTGGACGAGGTTCCGGCGACGGCGCAACGGGTACGCTACTGGGACAAGGCGGGCACCGAGGGCGCCGGTGATTACACGGTCGGCGTGTTGATGGCGGTGGATCACGGGCGCTACTACGTCGAGGACGTCGTGCGGGGGCAGTGGTCGGACCTGGAGCGCGAGCGGGTGAAGCGTCTGACGGCGGAGATGGACGGGCCGGAGGTGGAGATATGGGTGGAGCAGGAGGGCGGCAGCGGGGGCAAGGACAGCGCCCGGGCCACGATCCGCAACTTGGCAGGTTTCACGGTGCACGCGGAGGTGGCCAGCGGCAGCAAGGAGGTGCGGGCGGGGCCGTATGCGGCCCAGGGTGAGGCGGGGAACGTCTACCTGAAGCGCGCCCACTGGAACGGAGCCTACGTCAACGAGCTGTGTGCCTTTCCCAACGGCACCCACGACGACCAGGTGGACGCCAGCTCCGGAGCCTTCAACAAGCTGGCCCTGGGCGGGACGCAGGTGGCGAGCGGCCCAGGGCGTGTGGTGAAATCGGTGATGTAGCTCTGTTGCACGTCTGTTAATTTGTCTTAACAGACGTAAATCGAAGTTTTGAGGCCGTGAAACGTCAGATCGAGGGCAGCTAATGCCCCTCAGAAATGTCCGTTAATACAGGAGGACCGGGATGAAGAGAAAGCTAGCGCGCGGGCAGCCGCTGAACGAGGTCAAGGGGTCACTGGACTACCAGATGGCCCAGATCCGGCGGGACTTCAGAGCACAATTTCCCGCGCAAGAGGAGTGGTACCCGTGGATCCACGAGATCTTCGCGGACTACGTGATTGTGACCGCCGAGGACCTGGCGCCGGATGAGTTCTACTACGTCCCCTACGCCAGCGAGGGGGAACGCTACATCTTCGCGGCCCAGGAGGACTGGGAGGTGGTGGAGCTGGCCTACGTGCCCAGTTCGGCGCCGGACGTCTCAGAAAGCGCGGGCCGCCAGCGGTTCGTGGAGACTGCCGGATACGTTGAGCTCGACGAGGCCGAGGCGGACCCGGAGGGGCCCTGGCCCATTCGGGGCATCGGGATCACCGCCGGGGTGGTGAACGCCAACGGGCGGCGTTATGCACCCGGCATACTGCGTGCAGCGGTCGAGGAGGTTCAGACCCATCTGCACGAGAGCGCCGGACAGGGGCGACTCAAGGAATCGTTGACGTTGACCGGAGAGCCGGATCATCCGTCTGACAAGGGACATCGGGGGCCCAGGACGCTGGAAACCGTCATCAACTGGACCGGCGTGCAGTTCGATGGGACGCATGTGCTGCTGGAAGGGTTGTTGCTGGGGACCGGTGCCGGGCGGGACATCCGCGCCCAGATGAAGGGCGGCGTCATGCCGGGGATCAGTCAACGCGCTTATGGCGAGTCGCGGATCGTGGAAGAGGATGGGCACAAGGTGGAAGAGGTACTGTGGGTGACGATCACCGGGTACGATCTCACCGCGCCCAATCAGCAGAGTGACCCCGAGGCGGGGGTCACGTTTTTCGAGTCGAGACAAGAGCCCGCCGCAGGCGGGGAAGGAGCAGAGGAGATGAAGCTGGAAGAGCTACGCGAGAAATACCCTCATTTGGTGCGCCAGATTGAGGAGGAGCACGACGCGCGCAAGCGCGAGGAATTGGAACAGGCGCTGGCGCAGCGCGCGGCGGAGGACGCCGAGCGTGAGCGGTTGCTGGTCGAGCACGACCAGGAGCTCCGCGAGCTTCTGGGGCTCAACGAAACCGCCGACATCACCGAGGCGATGCGCACGCAGGCCGAGGAGCTGAAACGGCTGCGCGATGAGGCGCGTCAGCGCAAGGTGCAGGCGTACATCGAGAGCCAGGTCGAGGACCTTCCATATGCCGACTTTATGAAATCGCAGTTCGTGGAAGCCATTCAGGGCGCCGAGCCTCAGACCATCGATGAGGCAAAGCGGGTTATCAGCGCGAAACGGCGCGAGTATGACGCGCTACAGGCGGAACTCACGCTGAAGCAGCGAGGCTTCGGTGTGCACGTCCAGGGGCCCGTCATTGAGAGCGAGCTAGGTATCCCGGCACACGCCCGGGCGGGTTGGGCAATTCAAGAGTCGATGGATCGGCACACCGGCAAACGTTGGGATCATCAGCAGCCAGTGACGCGGGCGCAAATCTTCGCGGCACGCTACCTGGAGCACTACGACGTGATGTACAGTGCGCAGTTGGCGCGTGAATCCGCGTTGTTTGAGGAGGCAGAGATCACGACCGACCTGAACCTCCCCTACAGCGTCAGCCGGGCCGTCGTGGCGGAAGCAATCCCGATGCTGATCGCCGCTGACGTGTTTACGTTCGGCGTGACGGATCGCTCGCCGTTCCGTATGTACTACGAGGCGTTCAGCGGTGACACCGGTTACTCCGGCTCCGTCAGCGATGAGGACGTCACAGCGGATCTGGATGCGTGGGTATCGCTGGACTACAAGCGAGTCACGCCGGGTACCGTCGTCGTCACATCCGATGGGGGTGGGACAACCTACGTGGAAGGCACGGACTACGTGGTGGATTACGCTGGCGGGCAGTTGAAGGCGTTAAGCGCCGGCGACATCAGCGACGGTGCGAGCCTGGACGTGGACTACTCCTACACCGCAATCCGCAAGGGCGAGATGGCGGCGATTGAGCGCGGTGAGATCAATCTGACATACAAGACGATGACCGCCGCCGCCGACCGACTGGCGCAGCAGATCAGCGACGAGGCGGTGCAATTCAGCCGCAGCCAGTTGAACTGGGATGCAACCCAGCGCACGCTGGCGAGCCTGGTAGAACGCATCCGGCGACTTATCGACCAAGGTGTGCTCTATATGGCGCTCAGTGCGGCGCTGAGCGTCGCCAACAACATCGCCGGGACATGGACGTCGGCGACCGATAGCTTGGACCTGCTGGTGAAGTACATCGGGCAGGCCGGGGTAAAGGTGTGGAATCGCTACTACGAACCCACGGCTGTCGTAACCAGCCGGACCAACGCAGACTTGATCAGCAACTGGGACGGCTTCAAACGGGATGGGTTCCCGGACGCGATCCTACGGAGCAATGGCTTCGTGGGGCGGGTGAAGGGCTATCCGGTATACGCGAGCTCCGAGTTCTCCGATTCCTACCTGCTGGTCGCCAACCGCGAGCTGGCGATGCATTGGGTGTACCGACCGCTCGTCATCAAGGGGCCGTACCCCACCTACGACGTTTCGGGTGGAACGACCAAGTTGAAGGCGGCGGATCAATACTACGCCGAGGAGTACAATGTGACCGACGCGCCGGTGGCGGAGAAGGGTGCACTGGTGAAGATCAGTTGAGGTCAGGCGTTGGAACGTTGGCACGAACTCCCGTGCTAACGTTCCGACGCTCAAACGTGTAAACGTGCAGACGCGCAAACGCTAAGAAAGGAGCGAGATGAAGAGCAAGCGACGGTTGAACCACAAAGAGAACCTGCTGATGTTGATGGTGGCGGCACTGGTGCTGTTGGTGACGGGTGGTGTGGCGGCGAGCGATCCGGGCGAGCCTATGCCCGGCACAGTGGTGGGCCTGAGGGGCCCGGATACATTCTGGAACGCCGAGGTCGTGGCGGGAACGACGGTAACGTACACCGACGCGCCTAACACGGTCTACGGCACAGACATTAGCCTGGTGTGGCTCTATCATAGTGCCGACGTGTTTGTGACAGCGGATATCACACCCTCGGCCACCATCACGGTGACGCCGCAGTTCAGCAACGACCAGTCCAGCTGGACCGACGCCACGTACAGCTACGCTGCGGACACGCTGGCCTCGACGACGTCGGTCGTCACGACGTCGGGCACGACTACGGCGACGACTACGACGTCGATGAGTACGGCGGTAACGGAGGCAACTTACCGTGTGGTACTCAGCGCGGACGCCACGGACTACCTGCGGGTGCCGCTGGCGGGCAAGTACCTGCGCTTCAAGATCGAGCACGACGCGACGGTGACGCCGACCATCAAGGTGCTGTTCCGCAACGACTGAGCGAGCCATGCGGGGGGCAGGCGTGGGGCTGCCCCCCGCCGCCTGGAATAAGGAGAGGCTGATGATCTTAGAACTGACGAGTGACGAACCTCGCACGATAGCGCACCGGCGCCGGTTGCCGGGGGAGCGCTTCGTGGTGGGCGCACCTCAGGGACGGGCGCTGCTGGCGCAGTATCCCGATTGCCTGGCAGAGGTTGGGATGGCGTTGCTGGATGAACACCTGGAGATTGAGCAGACGAATATCGCGGACCTGGGGTTGGGGGCACGGACGGAGAATGCCTTGCGCGAGGCCGACGTCCACACGGTGGAGCAACTCCGGGCGTTGATCGCCGAGGGACAGGTGCTCACCCCCGACCGCGCGACGGTTGATTTGCTCACCACTATCAAGGGGATCGGGGACGCGTCGGCGGCAGAAATCGTGCAGGCCCTGGAGGTGCAGGATGACGAGCTGGGTACCTGATCGGAAGTCGGTCGTGGCGCCGGGGTATCTGGCCACGTTGCTGGCGGAGATGACGATAGACGACGACACGCCGGTGATCGGAGCGCACCTGACTGGCGTAGAGGTGTTCACGCTCCTCACACTCATATTGACGATTAGTGGGAAGACGTTCGACGCATCGACGACATTGGATATCTACGTGCAATACTCTCCAGACGAGGGGACGACCTGGGACGATCTAGTGCACTTCACACAAGTGACCAGTGGGGCGATGGCCAACGGCAGTTATGTGGTGTTCGTCAATGCGCGTGGCGCGAGCGTCGCGGATCGGGCCGCCACCGACGGGTCCCTGGCAGCAAATCAGGTACGTAGTGTTCATTGGTGTGACCGTGTTCGCGTGAAGTGTGTTGGCGCCAATATTGCTGGTACGGATACAATCTCCATCAAAGTGCAGGGGTTCTTCCGGTGAGCATTGCGCTGACAGACCTGGTGACGCGCCTGCAGGCGGACGTGCCCGCGCGGGATGGGGCACCCTCGACGACGCAGTACGAGAACGCAGTCAAGGACGCGGTACGCGACTATTCGCGGCGCAGACCTATGACGCGTGTTACGACGATCTCAATTGTGAGTGGAACAGCAACCTATGCCCTACCCGACGACTTTCTATTCGAGATCAAGCTGGACGTATTCGAGGGCCACGAAGGAATCTTGCACACGTCCAATGGTATTGTACCGCTTTCGTCGGATTGGAATGAGCGTCATACAGTCAACGGGCGAACGATCACAGTTACCCCCACACCGAACTACACGATAGACCGCTCGTATCGCTACGCGGCGGGCCACGTGCTGGACGCCAGCGACAGCTACCCCTACCTGACGGAGGCCGACGTGGCGATCCTGATCCTCAAGGCACAGGCGTTGGCGCTGCGCACCCAAGCCCTCAGCCTGATCACCTCGGGCTCGGGCGAGATCACCGAATACCAGGTCGGGGATGAGCGGGTGAAGAAGTCCAGTCCCTCGGCGGTGCTGCGGGCGCAGGCGGACGCCCTGGAGCAGGCGTACCAGGCGGCCATCCTGCAGGCCGTGGGCCCTGTAGGGCGACGCGCGCGCTACAACGTGGCGGGGCGGCTGCGATGATGGACTGGGCGCAGGCGGCGGTGGACCTGGCGGCGGTGCGCGACGACAACGCGCAGAGCATCGTCATCCGGCGGGGGGCGGCGACGCTGCCCGCGCAGACGGTGCGCATCGCGGGGAAGCGGGCGGGGCGCGAGATTCAGGGGACGGGCACGCGGGCCAGCGTGGGGGGCGTGGTGGTACTGGGGAGCACCGACTTCGACGTGCAGCCCGGCGACCGTTTCACCGACGCCCAGGGCGTGCTCTACGAAGTGACCTTCGTGCGGCCCAATCGCCGGGCGGCGGTGGTGGCCGACGCGGAGAGCATCGAATGAGGTTAACGGACGTTTTGAGTGGCGATTACGCGCGTATTCAGGGCCTCAAACCTGAAGTCCGGCGCCCGGAAATGACCGCTAAGGCGCGTTAGCAGACATGGCCAAGCAGGCGTTTTCATTTCGGTGGGTCACGTCGCCCCGGTCACTGGCAGGTAAGATCGAGGAGCACGGCGAGCGGCTGCTGGTGGCCATCCACGCGGTGGCCGTCCACGTGGGGGTGCAGATGCAGAACGCCGCGAGGGCCGGGAAGCCCTGGACGAACCGCTCGGGCAACGCGTACTCGGGTCTGTTCTTCGCCGTGGACGGCTTCGGCCAGGCGCCCGTCGTGGGAGAGGTCGACGCCAAGGCGCTGGCGCTGAAGACCGACACAGCCACCGTGTCTGGCGGGCCGGAGCGCCTGGTCATCGTGCTGGGCCACACCGTGTACTACGGCAAGTTCCTGGAGCTGTGCAACGGGGGCAAGTACGCCATCGTGATGAGCACGCTGGAGAGCCATCTGGGGGTGCTGGAGCAGATGCTGCGGGGCCTACTGGAGCGAGTTTAATGAGCCTGATCGACCAAATCACCCAACTGTGGCGTAGCTTCATTGGTGGCGCGCGCGAGACCACCACGTCCGACGCTCTGCCCCGGCCACGGCCGGGGCCTGCTGCGCGGTTGGCGCACCTTGAGGCCGACCGGGAGCGGCGCGCCGTCATCCGCACATGCCGGAGGATGTACGACGAGGATCCGCGCGCCGATGGGGTGCTGCACACGTTGGCACGGGATATGACCGGCAGTGGCTTCAGCGTGACCACCGGCGACGACCGGGCCGACCAGGTGGCCGCCGATCTGCTGGCGCGCCTGGACCTGGTGAGTCGGCTCGACGACTGGATTCGGCTGGCAGCGCGGGACGGCGACAGCTTCCTGGAGGTGGCGGTCACCGCGCAGCGGGAGATCGTGGACGTGACGCGCAAGCCAACGCTGCAGATGTACCGCAACTCCAACCGCCAGGACCGCTTCGATGACCCGGCGCGGGCCTTCTGGTGGAGCGACCGCCCCTACCTCTACCTGGAGCCGCCCACGCACGATGCCGAGGGGGTGCTGTGGTTTGCCCAGTGGCAAATCATCCACGCGCGCTGGAGCCACGACGAGGGATCGCGCTACGGGCGCCCGCTGTTCAAGAGCGCCACCGGGCCGTGGAAGCGGATCACCGAGGGGGAGACGGACGTGGCGGTGCGGCGCAAGACACGGGCGGGGATGAAGTACAACCACCAGTTCCCGCCGGGCACGACCCGCCCCCAGATCGACGAGTACCGCGAGGTGAACGCCGAGATCCTGGATGAGCCGCTGGCGGCGATCCAGGACTTCTTCGGCACGGCGGAGATCAAGACGGTGGAGGGGGACGCGCGGCTGGGGGAGCTCAACGACATCGTACACCACATCCGCACCTGGTGGCTGGCGTCGCCGGTGCCGATGAGCCTGCTGGGCTACGGCCAGGACCTGAACCGCGACGTGCTGAAAGAGCAGAAGGCGCAGTACGATGAGGCCGTCGAGGAGCTGCGCCCGTGGGTGGAGAAGGAGATCCTCACACCGCTCTTCGAGCTGGCGTGGCTGCTGGCGGGCATCCTGCCAGAGACGCTGGACGTGACCTACCAGTGGCACAGCAAGACGGTGCTGACCCCGGCGGACCTGCGGGACCTGGCGGACGCGGGGGTGAAGCTGCGGGCGCTGGGCTTCAGCGACGCGGCGATCGTGGCGCTGTTGCAGACCTTCATGCCGGGGCTGGACCTGGCGGCGCTGATGGAGCCGCAGGGCGACGCGGCGGAGGGGACGGTGGACGTGATGGCCAGCAACCTGGCGCAGTTGATGGGGCGGCTGCCCGATGCCTGAGCTGCTGGACATCGCTCCCGGGTTGGCCGACGACGCGCGGCAGGCGGGCCTGATGCGGCTCCAGCTCTACGTGGTAGGGCGGACCCACGCGCTGGTGGGTGAGGTGACGCAGGTAGGACGGACGGCACTGCTGGCAGCAGCGGGGGACGACGGACCGTTGGACGCCGTGGGCTACCTGCGGGTCCAGGCGGCGGTGCTGGGGGCGTGGCGGGCGATGTTCCCTCGGTGGGTGGCGCTATTCTACGGAGCCCGGCGGGAGGCGGCCAAGCTCGCCTTCGGAGGCTGGGCCCTGTACCACGCCTGGGCCGCGCACCTGGCCCAGGACGTCTTGACCGAGAGCCGCGCGTTGCAGGAGCAGGACGCGCCGACGTTCAACCCGCTGTTTGAGCCGCAACTGAACGCGGTGCTCGACGCGGCGGACGCGCGGCTGTACGGGGACGGACTGGACCTGAGCGCGCGGATCTGGCAGCTGGACGAGGCCAGCCAGCGGGGCATCCGCCAGGTGCTGGCTGAGGGGGTGAGTGTCAGCAACAGCGCGTGGAACCTGGCCCAGAAGCTGGAGCAGTACCTGGGGGCGGGGGCGGAGTGTCCGCGCTGGACCTCGACGCGGCTCTACGGGTTGTCCAAGCAGCAGATCGCCGACGGCGACCGCACGGGCCTGTACTCCAAGGCAGCCTGCGCGGGGCAGGGGGTGGCCTACAACGCGCTGCGGCTGGCGCGCAACGAGATCCAGTGGGCGCACCACGCGGCGACAGACGCGGTCTTCGCCCAGATCCCGTGGATTGAGCGCGAGCAGATCATGCTGAGCCCCAACCACCCGGACATCGGGTGCGCGTGCGAGGACGTGGTGGTGGGCGGAGAGGACGGAGACGGGGTATACCCCAAGGGGGAGATCACGATCCCAATCCACGTGCAGTGCTTGTGCAACAAGCTGGCGGAGCTGATGGAGCCCGATGCCTTCGTTGGGCGGCTGGCGGGCTGGGTGCGGGGGACGACGTCGTGGGGGGCGATGGACGCCTACGCGGCGACGCTGGGGCTGCCCCCGGCGGAGGTGTTCACGGTGAGTCTGGCGGCGGGAATCGCCAACAGCCTGGCACTGTGGCTGTGGGGCGACGAGGATGCCCTGGACGCCGCCATCGACGGGGAGGAACCATGAGCTTGCGAGACGCCCTGCATACGGTGTTGACGAATGACGCGACGCTGGGGAGCCTGTTGCCCGGCGGGGTGCATGCGGTGCCGGAGATCACGCGGCAGGCGACGCCGGGGGCCTTCGATGCCAACGGCGAGGTGCAGCCCTGCGGACAATTGCGCCTGGAGAGCGACGCCCCGGCGGGGCCGTTCCCCACCAGCGCGCGGACCTTCGTCGTGGTGCGCGTCTACCAGCGGCGGGGCTACGACACGCTGGACGCGGCGCTGGCGCGCGTCTACGAGCTGTTGCACCGACAGCGGGTGAGTGGGGAGAGGGTCTGGGAGATCCGCCACACGGGCGACGTGGTCGACGTGTGGGACCAGGCGTTGGACTGCGCGCTGGCGCTGAGCCGCTACCAGGTGACGCGGGTGCGATGAAGCTACTGTTGGGCTGCGGCGACGCGCGGCGGGCGGGATGGGTCCACGTGGACCGGCGGGCCGGGGTGGGCGTGGACATAGTATGGGACCTGGACGTCCACCCCTGGCCATGGGTGGCTGCGTGCGCAGAGCAAATCGCTGCGATTGACGTGCTGGAGCACCTGGCCGACGTGGTGGCCTTTATGGACGACTGCTGGCGCTTGTTGCGGCCCGAGGGCAGGCTGACGGTACAGGCAGTGAGTTGGCGCAGCGAGAACCTGTGGCGCGACCCGACCCACCGGCGGGGCTTTCACGCCGACACGCTGCGCTACTTTGACCCTGACAGCCCGTGGTGGCGCTACGGACACCTGTACACAGAGCGTCCGTGGCGGGTGTTGAGTGTTGAGGATGGCGATAACATCGTGACGGTGTTGTCGCCCAGAAAACCAGGAGGTGCAGATGACGCAGGCTAAGTTCGTGTTCGCGGCCTATATGCTGCCGCGCGACGGCTACGGGTACGCCAGCATCAAGATCGCCGAGGCGCTGACGCAGCGGTACGGTGACCAGGTGCAGGTGGTGGACCTCGCTGCCTACGAGGGGCGAGAGTTCCGCTCGGAGCTGCCGGTGGTGGCGCTGTGCACGCCGTGCAATCTGCCGTTCATCGCGGCGCCCCAGGTGGTCAGCTACACGATGTTCGAGACCTCGCGGCTGCCCCCAGGGTGGTCGGAGCTGCTGAACGAGCGGGCCGACCACGTGCTGGTGCCGTGTAGCTGGTGCGCACGGGTCTTTCGGGACAACGGGGTGACGGTGCCGATTAGTGTGGCGCGATGGGGCATCGATCCCCACG